CATAAGTAACGTTATCTAAGATAATAATCAAGCCAAACTTTTGTAGTTGGTGTGCATTGCTTGCATCAAAATCAACTGTAGAACTAGCACTGCCACCTGTCCAACCGTCACCAGTTACGCTTGATAAGGCACCCCATAACACGCTTTCTTCAGCTGTTACGTTTGTGGCTTTATCTGGGCGCATATATGTGCTCATAGAAAAGTCAACTGGAGCCAAGCTAGTATTAAAACTACGCTGACCACGAACAGGAGCACTACCTGCTTCGTTGATGTTTACTGTTTCTTGGTTTGTGTTTTGTGAAAAAGTAAGTCCGTCAAGAACTTGAATTTCCCATGTTTTTGCGCTTTCTAAAGCACCTGTATCTACTTCACCTGTGGTAGGAGATACGTCTGTAGTAAAGAATACTCTACTATTACGAACTAAATTTAATGCCATAATCTTTCCTTTGTGATTATTGATACACTGTTAGGGCTCTGGCTAGATATTTATCTGCGGTGGCACTTAAGAGTATCCGGTTTACATAAGCGCATATCGCACTTGTAGGTTAATTTCACCGACTGCATATGGGGCTAAAAGGCCTTCATCAGTTGTTATTGAATTAATCAATATTTCAGTGGTTTCGTAGTTTTTGTCTGTGTTATAAACCAATACACGATTGGCGTCAATAACAGTTTCTAAGTCTACTAGTAAGTTTTCTAGATCTTCTTGTGCGGACTCTCCGCGACAGTACACTTTTACCGAGACGCCTAGATAACACCACGTAAAGTCTCCTGGTAAATATTCACGCTGTTCCGAACCAGGAGTTAAATACACAGCGGGAAAGTCTTCTACTTCATCCCAGAACTTTAGTTTGGGATAAGCATTGTTAGATAAGTTTGTATTATAAGGCTCTTGGCCGTCTATAAGCTTGAACTTTTCAGACAAAGCTTTTATGATTGAGGTTCTGCGACTCATATGTTTACGGCCCTTAAACGATTGCCTACTTGTTGGGCAGCAATTTCACGAATTGATTTAGATATTAGCAGTTTAGGGTCACGTGATTTTGGACTACTCTGCTGACCGCCTTCACTAAAAGTTGCGTACGGATTCTTCATGTAACTATAAAAAGCAGTAATCATACCACTGCGCGACTCTGATACTCTTTCTACTTTTGCACTTGATGCTAAACGCCCAGTACGATAGTTTAGCACATTTCGTGCATTACCGTCACCCATGTTAGCACTGACTACATCCTGTAGTTGCCTATTAATTAGGTTTTGTAACCCTGTTAAATTAGTTTCTGCTGACAAGGTTTTTACTTGTGGAGCAGCCAGGGGCAAGACTTTGGAGCTATCTTTAACAGCAAGGGATTTTTTACCCGTAGGCTTCTTTTTATGTTTTGCAGGAGGCTTTAATTTAGGGTCAAGAGCTTTATTTACTAACCAGGCAATATCCTGTAATATAGTATTGGATCCAGGCTCTGTTACCATATCTGACTTGAATTCGTCTGAAGTCAGATACTTAATTACGTTTCTATTTATTTCAGCCTCTATTTTTGCAAGAGCTGAGTTCCTAGCGTCACTTTGTATAGTAACTAGTATCGTTCCACGCCCGAGTATAGATGCTAAGCCAACAGATATATCCTCTCTGATGAAACTATATTCTACATCAAAGGTGTGTACTGACTGTAAAGCTAGGGCTTGAGATATTACTTTATTGGAAGCTACTAGAGGTAATCTTTTATACACATCTTTTAATTTTTCTAAAAGAGGTGTATTAGCATGGGAAAAACTATCTGCAATATGACCTATTCTAGCTAAAACTTTTCCACTGGAGTCTTGGCCAAGTAAAGTGGTCAGATTAGGAAAGTTACTAGATATTGACTTTATGATTTTTGATGAGTACTGTTGTAATGCTCTATAAGATACTGCTATTAAAAAGTCTCCATACAAATCATCAGATACGTACACTAAACCCTTCCAGTTACCTGTCTTTACTTGTTTTATAGCATTTTGTAGGCTAGTACTTCTAAAGCTCGCGGAGGTATTAAATGCATCCAATAAAACATAGTACTCATACTCGTCGAGTGTACTAACTGACTGCTTCAGTGCTCCAAATGAAATATCTGCAACGTGTATATTTTTATCTAACTCTTTTCGGTACTTATCTGTTGTACCTTGCGCAATAGCTACTACCTTATTTAAAGCTCTAGTAGATAGAGTTTCTCTCATGTATAGTCCGCTACATATTGATCCAGTACACGTTTGATATGTGCAGGAAAGTTAGTATTCATAATATACTCTAGCTGTACACTACCACCCGCTCCAGGAGATTTGTTATTGTGTACAGAACCGTCATTTTTACGGTAGTAAGTAACTAAGTCTAGTGCAGCTAATTTTAAATCTTCAGGTACGCTTTCGTAACCTGCAAAATAACTTACTTGGTAACCATTAATTAGTTTCTCAAAACCTAATACGCTTAACGAAACTACACTATTGTCTTCTGTATCTAGTACCCAGTCACTGAACTCTACTAAACCTGTGTAGGTCTGTCCATAGTCTGTGCTTTTTTCAACTGATAATACTTGCACTACCGGCGCTTCTTTTAGAAGTAGCTTTTCAAATCCGCCAGAAGTTTTTTCCACTAAAACTTCATCATAATAGTCGATAAAAGTTCTGCGGCAATAAGTTTTAATCAATTCCGAAATTTTTGGTATTAGCAGGTCGATTTCTGAATCTTGATTCGTACTAGAGATACCTGCGTAAGTTTTATATTCTGCTTTTGTTATAAGGTTCTTACCCATAAATATCCCTTCTTGTCTTTTATAAGAGCTCATAGAACCCTTATAAAAGACAAGGAACCGAAGTTCCTTGTCAAATAGATTAAGCTACGTAACGTAGAGCTGAAACGCCAGCACCTAGGTTAGTTGTAACTTGAGTCATACCAGTACGCAGACTTGCAACCATAACTTTACGTTGTGTTTCAACTAGGTCTTGAGTGTCGATACGCAGACCACGCTGGTTACCAACAAGGAAGTTACCTGGGTTGAATACGATTGCGCCAACAGCATCAGCACCCTTGTCAGCGAATTCCGCAGACACTAGAACTGGAGTGTTACCAACTGCACCGATTTGACCAGTTAACAGAGTAGCTTGATTGCCAACTTTGTCAACAGTTAGGAAGTTTGTGTCTTCTAACAGGTCGTAGTAGTTTTCTGTGCTTACGATGTAAACTAGTTCGCTTGGGTCTAGGCCCCATGCACCTAGGTCACGACGCATAGCTTGTAGCTTAGCAACAGTCATCTTAGTAGCATCAGAGATGTCTAGAGTAACAGCGCTTACTGCGTCGTAAGTTGCCAGACCTTTAACTGGATCGCTACCGCTTGCAGCACCACGTAGCATAGCGCGGTCAACAGCGCGTGCAACACGGCGAATCATAGCGTCACGAACGATAGGCATAACAGCAACTAGTGCGTCTTCTTCTTCTTCGTAAGCTAGGTATTCGTTTGTAGCAACTTTATACGCGTTCAGAGTGATCTCTTTTAAGGCGTGAGTTGCATTGCTACCAGCGGAATCGGCTGTACCGAAGGCTGTGTTAGCCATCCATGTAGCAACACCAGCTTCTGGGTTCACAGGCATAGTCATAACGTTAGTTTGCATCGTGATGTTGCGCAGATTAGGAGCAACAACTAAACGACGACGAACTTCGTTTTCCATGTTCAGGCTAACTTCTAGTTCCCAAGTTGCGCTTGGAACGTGAGCACCGTACTTTTGAACCATTTCGCGGCCAAACTTAGTGTCTTCTAGACCTTTACCAGCAGCTTTAGCTAGCAGAACAGCTTTTTCTTTGTCGCTATAAGACATTTCACCGGCTTTGCCATCTGTGAATTGCATACGTGATTTAGTGATAGCTTCTAGCTCTTTTGACTTTTCAGCCAGAGCAGCTTCTAGACCGGCTAGAGCAGACTTGCTGGATTCAGCTTGTGCTTCTAGGCGTTTTTCAACTTCAGCTAGCAGCTTCTCAGCACCAGTTTCAGTTGGAGTTACAGCGGCAACAGCAGCCTTAACGCGTGCTTCGAAATCAGCGTCAGCTTTTTCTTTAGCAGCTTTTTCTGCAGCAGCTTTTTCTTGAGCAGCTAGCAGGGACTAAGTGGCTTGCTCAGCGGCAGTGGCCATCATCTTTTGTAGGTCTTCTGGAGTCAATTCTAATTCCTTCTTAATATCGCTCTTTGCTTCGCCGGAGGCTTCTAGCCCTTTAGCTGAGTCGCTTGGGGTAGCAAATTGCATTTTGAAACTCTTAAATTCTTCGGCCGTATCAAACGCCTTAGAAAGACTAAATAGTGTATTTTGATTTGCTGGCACAGACACAACTGAGATTTCGTGTAGTTCCAGTTCTTTTACAACAAACAGCTCTAAGGCTGAATTATATTCCGCATCAACGATACGGAAACCAATGCTAAAGGCGGTTAGCACGCCGTCTTTTACAAGATTAAAAACATCTTCAGCTGCTGCAGAAATTCTTGCTTTTACAAACAAGCCTTTCTCGTCAACACGGTGATCTGTCATTCGTCCAACCGGCTCCTCGTGGTCGTGATAGGCAAGAATTACTGGATTTTTCAAGTAATTCTTAATACCGGCTTCCCACACGCTAGCTGGAACAATGTCACCGTGTCTGTCAACGTCGTTGGTTGAGGCGTAACCTTCAATGGTCACACTATCAATCTTGCCGTCAGCAGTTGGTAGAGGTTCACTCTTTGTAAAAGAACTGTTTAAAAACAGCACTTTATTTTTATCTACCATAATACCCCTTTGTGTTATTCCTTAGCGGAGGCGGGTCGTCCTCCAGTACTAGGATTTGCGGCTGAACCTGCAATGTTTGCAGGAATTCGTAAATCATCATTACCAGCTTTAGTTTCATAACGCAGTTCTTGACGAGCTTCGTTTGGACTAATAATACCAGCATTTACTAGCGTGCTGTGATAAGCTGCAATGTCTTTTAGCTCGGGCTGTAAGGCACTAACGGAGCTGGTAATAGCTTCTACGTCATAACCAAAGTAACGCTCTACTGCACTAATAAACTTACGATTAATTGGTAGTACTGTTTCCAAGTAGAATAAGCGTAAGTTAGGCGAGATGTTAGCATTATTACCGCCTTCTAGTAAGATAGGTGGTACACCGATTGCTTGTGTGATTTTTTGTCCATGAGTTTTGATCGACTGATCAAAGTCCATGTCTTTGAAATTTGTTTGGGCTAGTGCGTGTGGTTTTAGTCCCGAATCCAAGATAACTGGACGCTTGGCACCTAGCTTTGTATTGTATTTTTGTAGCCAGTACTGAATGGTCTTTTCTTTGGCAACTTGCGATAAGGTATTATCTGTTGTAAGTACTAAGCCGAAAATTGCACCGTTATCAAAGAAACTTTCCTGAAACTGCTGCATTGAGTACAAGATATTTACTGAACGCTCGGCAGCCTGTAAGCGGCTAGCTCCACGGTAAATACTGTCGCTGGCTAAGTCTCGGAAGTAGAATACTTCATTTTCTGCAAAGTCAACTGCACCGTTGTAACGAAATCCACGAATAAACGTTTTTGAATCTGTTAAGATTTCTACGCTTGCAGCTGGCAGGTGGTACATAAAAGTACCGTCAAAATGCACAAACGCGTTGCCTTCTAGGACAAAGTCTGTGAACAGTGCAGTGCGAAAATCTTGTGCGCTTTGGTACGGGTTAGGGCGAAAATTAAGTAGCGTATTAAGCGTCTTTTGACGAATACCAACTACAACCCCATCATGTACTTTATCTTTAATATCGTAGTCCAGTGAACTACAAGCAGAAGTCAACATATTAACAGGTCTGTTAACTGACTCCAACTTTTTAAATGCTTGTGTGTAAGCAATTTTGGCAACTGTTCCAACTTGGGAGCCTTCGCCTTCAGCAATTCGTGTTTGAGCAGGGTTTAGCTTCTCACGAAACCAATCTGCACTTTTTGTAAATATATTCATCGTGTTCCCTATATAAATCTTGAGAACAGTGAGATGTGATTAGAAGCTGGTACGGAACGCTCACCTGAAACGTGCTTTTCACGCTGTAATTCAATCCAACGCTGCTGTTTAGGTTCAGAGCCAACTGCAGGAGCTTTACCGTACACGGCGTGTAGTGCTACGTGATGGGGATTACATAGGGTGTAAACCTTTTCATATAACTCAATTTTATGCTCTGCAATAAATTCATCACGAACAGCTAAAATGCCTTCGTCAGTTGAGATATCGTAACCGTTTCTGTCGGCCCACGTTTCCAAGAGTATTGTTATCGAATGTAAGTGGTGTAGTTCCAAATCTTTTGTGCTGTCACAAATAAAGCACTCGGATTTTTTATCGTATGCCGCCTTCGCTCGGTCGCGAACCCACTTAACCGGGATACGTTTGTTTGTGTTCTTGGCCATTTTTTATTTGGACCTTCTGAGATTACTAGTATTATACATGGTTAGCATAAAAATGTCAATACCTGAATTTTTGTTGCAGGTCACACATTTTAACTTGAACATTCGGCCGTAATCGAGTATAATATAATTTTATGGGAAAACCTATGGCTAGTGGAATATATAGATTAACGTTTAGTTCGGGCAAATACTACATCGGCAAGTCTCTGGACTTGGAGACCAGGTGGAAGCAGCACTTTAATAAATTTGCCACAGGCAAAGCAGCACGACCAATGCAAGTTGAGTACGATCGTTGTGGACTACCAAAAACAGAAGTACTGGTCTACTGTCACAAAGATCACATTGATATTATGGAAGAGCTACTAATCGACCAGGAAAAAAGCTTGGACATGCTAAACACAACTTATCCAGAAGTAGAGCGTACTGATGAAATAGTTATACTAATCAATAAAAGTAAAGAGCTACTACACTTGAGCACACTTGAACACCTGGAGATTATCCACGGTGCTCAAGCCGAAATAGATGCTGCGGACAAAAAGCAAGCAGCCGCAGAAGCCTTGGTCAAAAAGTACCGCGATAAAGGGTATATCCTAGATCAAGACTACACAGACGTAGTTGATGTAGCTCAACGCTGGCATGATAAATATCATGAAGCTGAAGCCGAGCTAAAGCGGTTAAGCAAGCTCAACTGGTTTGACCGACTTTTTAGTTACAAAGTATATGTATAAAGAGCATAACGAATTGCATCAGCCATGTGAGAGTAGTCATCATGCTTTGGACGTTCACGCTGTAAGCCTTCTTTGGTATCCCAGCGATACTGGTCAAACACCGCTAATGCGTGTGTGCAGTGAGGGGCGACCTTTAAGCGACCTTGGGCCACCAGTGTTTGCACATATGCAATTCCAGGTAAGACGTCCTTTTTAGCCTTGGTTGATGCTAGATCATAGATGTAGGCAAGGTCGCTAGCAAACTGTGCTGCTGCCGAGTCAATAAAGATTGTTTCTACACCCCAACGCCCACAAAGCTCACGAAACGCTTCGGCATGCTGCGCGGTAGTTGCTTCATTTTCCAAGTACTCATCCACAATCCAGAAACAATCACCAACTGGATCGTAGACAATTACCACAAAAGCGGTATAGTCACGATAGCCAGGGTCACAACCAGCAATGGCT